GCACTTTCTAGGCGGTACTTCCACATTTCTGTTTTGTACGTAGCCGCACCAATAGCTTTGCAAAGGTCTTGATATTCTTGGCTGGCATAAGCTTCACGTTCCTGGGCGCCCAAACTTTGTTCGCTTGATTGTTTCATTTTGATGGCTTTTAAACTAGATTTATAAGCTTCCAATTCAGCTAATTCACCTTTGGCTTTAGCGTATTCCGGCGCAAATTCGTATAGGTAATCTACACAATCATTGGGATCAACAACACGTGTTTCAGCTTTCATTTTTCTACCCATATCCAAAATATTACGGCCGCAACAAATATCCAACAAGCCAAGCCAGTTAGGGCTAATAAAGTAATTAATACATTAATCATCGCCAATCCCCAGGTTGTCCACGGTTGCCTTTTTTCCATTGATCATAAAAATCCCCAGCAAGGCGTTCACGGCGTTTATCAAAATTAGGGTTAGCAAAATAACCCCTAAAACCGGTAAGCCCAAGCTTGGTACGGTATATAAGTAACTGTCTGATTTCGCACTCATACCGCCAGCTTTCCAATGTGTTGCTGGATTCTTTGACGGTACTGGCCCATTGATTCGCCGGCGTAAGCATTAAGTCCTAGTTCCCGGCCCTTGGCCAAAGTTAATTCATCATTACTATACCAGGGAAGTGAAGGCCGCTTTACTTCTTTGGGTGTCATATCTAATTCATCTTCAAACCGGCCTTGATTAAGCCAGGTACTTGCATGGGGAATAAAGTCCATTTCCGTACCCTTTAGTTTCCAGTACGCCAGGTGTTGTTCTATGGCTTCAACGGCCTGGGCTTGTTCATCCCTTGTCAGCCGGTTAAACGCCCCCAGGGCGGCACGTTTAGCCACCTTCCTGGGGTAATGTTTCCAAAATTGTTCAAACATTATGCGGCCGTCCATTTAGCTACAAACTTTTTAAGTTTGGCGTATTCGCCTTTAGGCAATTCAAATTCTATGTATTCGTTTTCGCCTTCATCTTCTAGGTCCAATTCGTGCTGGGCACGGAACACTAGGTGGGCAATGGTGCCGTCAAGGTCATCACGGTTAACAATGGATAACTTGGAAAATTCTTTAAGGGCTTTTTCGTACATTTTCTTTTCCTTTTTTTTCACGGCCCCCGTAGGGGCCAAATTAATTAACAACCTAAATCTTCCCAAGCACCTTCGGCTTTAGCCATAGCTTCGTTGGCAATAGCATCTTGATAATATAAGTCTTGAATAGCTTCCATAGACATACCTGGGAAAGCATCGAAATCTGATTGAGTTAACTCAAAATTTGCTGGGGATAATGTTGACATTTTGTTTTCCTTTTAATTTCACGGCACCGTTGCCGTATTAGTAATTTACTAAAGTAATCTTTACTTGTAAAGCATTATTTTCTAGTGATATACCCTAATATCTAATAACTGTTGTATTTATGCTAATTCCCGTTTGGTGGACGAACCTAGCCCACCTGGTTCGCCTTCAACTGTTTTCCCTATATGGAGCCACAGAACCCGACAGTCGTTCAAGGAGTAGGCACTATCTTCGCCACCTACTTATGCGCTATTGCATCCTTTGATCCCCCAGTAACGCTTCTATTCTGACCGCTGGTGGTGGTGAATCCCCAATCAGAACGATGGGAACTGAACAAATAAAAAAAGGGCTTTATTGGTAGCTTTAGCTTGAACGGCTTAAGAAAACCCTCTTTATGCTTTCCTAAACCCTAAAACCACCAATAAAACCCTATTCATCGAGTGTTCAAGTCCTCAATGTTTAGAACTATATCATAAAACTAAACTGCGCTTAACTCCGGCCAAATTAATTGCCAAGTATCAGGAAAAAGGTCTTTCCTGGTTACTAATCCTACTGATTCCTTTTCAATCGTGGCCGCTATTAACATCAATGGTGCGGCTGGTATTGCATTGTTGTTGCGCCATTGACACACCGCTTGGACCGTTACGCCACATAGCTTTGCCACCTTTGCTGGCCGGCCCAACATATCAATTAGTTGTGCATCTGTCATTTATTTTCCTTTTTTGCTAAATATTTCTTTACAACAACTCAATCTTACTTTACATTTGATAGTACGGCAATGTTGCCGTGATTGAATAAGGAAATAAAAATGCAAAACGAATTAAGCCAATTGATGTTGGAACATGAAGAATTCCTTGAAAAAGCTTTAGATGATATGGAATTTAGTAATGAATTTATGACCCAGGAACAAGTTGACTGCATTCGTCAAGCTTGTGGAAAACCACGTAATAGTCACGTTAACCCATTGTTACGTGATGTGATCAATGACTTCGCCAATGTTTTTGGAAGTGATTTCAAAAAATTTGATGAAGATACTAAAAAAATGTTTGGAAAGTGAAAAAAATGATTATTGCAAAACAAACCAGTTCAGGTAGTGACTTCAAGCTACCACCAGCCGGCAGTTTCTTGGCTCGTCTTTATAGAATTATTGACATTGGTACGCAAACTACCGAATGGATGGGTAAAAAAAAGATGCAACGCAAAATTATCACTATGTTTGAATTACATGGTGAAGATAACGATGGCCAGCCGCTTCAAACCGCTGAAGGTAAGCCGCTAATCGTGTCTAAACGTTACACGCTATCCCTAGATGAAAAAGCTACGCTACGTAAGGATTTAGAAGCTTGGCGTGGAAAAGCATTTACCCAAGAAGAACTAGACGGTTTTAACCTGGAAGTTTTGCTGGGCAAGTGTTGCATGGTTTCAATTACTCATTCAACTTATGACGGCAAAGAGTACGCAAACATTGCCAACATTAGCCAAGTGCCGGCCGCATTGAAAAAGCTGGGCGAACCAGTTGGCGTAAATGAATTATTAATTTTTACCCTTGATCCATTTGATCAAGATAAATTTAGTAAGTTGTCAGAAGGTATGCAAGGCGTTATTAAAAAATCTGCCGAATACCGAAATACATTTGAACCTGGCGCACCGCCAGTTACTTCACCGCCATCAGAATTAATTGATGACGATATACCTTTTTAGGGGGCAATATGAAACCAATGGTTAAGTTTATGGTTTGTGATCACTACACCTTGAAAACTCATCAAGATATAGGTCACGATGAAGAAACTGAAATCATTGGTTTCAGTATGCAAGACCTATCTAGGTTTACTAGGGCTTTGATTACTGAAGCCGCTTGTATGGTCCGTGATCCAATAGATAGAACAAAAATCCTTACAACATTAGGTGATTAAATGAAATGTATTGACTGTAAATGGTATGTTGGTCAAGTTAACGATACATACGGCGTATGTAAACGTTATCCACAAACTGCAAACAAAAGCCAGCAAGATTGGTGTGGCGAATATGCCAGCAAAGTTGTTGTAATTACACCGGTTCAAAAAGAACCAAAAATTGAATTTAAAGTTAATTTTGTTGAAGAATCTGATTACGACATTACAACGGATGAATTCAAACCAAAACGTGGAAGAAAACCAAAAGCATGATAATTAAAGAACGTCAATCGGAAAGTGGGCATTGGTATGATCGTGAAGGAAATAGTGCATATTCAATTGTCGGCAAAAACGGGCAGTTACGGCCAACAACGTTACGGGATGCAAGAACACATAACCTTTGCCCAAGCGTTACAACAATCATTGGAGTTGCGGCAAAACCAGGCCTTGATACATGGAAACAACAACAAGTCCTGTTAAGTGCTTTAACCCTTCCTAGGAAAACTGGGGAACCGGAACAATCCTGGCTTGAACGTGTCATGATGGATTCCAAACAAACTGGACGGGTTGCCGCTGACCGTGGAACGGCCATTCATGCCATCATTCAATCTTTTTTTGAAGGCAATTTAATACCTGAAGCTATGCCAATGTGCCGGCCAGTTGAAGAAGCCATTAAAACGCATTTTGGGGAACTTTTGCTATTGCCGGAACTATCCTTTGCCCATCCCCTTGGATACGGCGGTAAGGCCGATTTAGTGGCTAAAGCAAGGCATCCATTTGACGGCGTAGTTATTGATATTAAAACCAAGGAAACAGAAGATATTTCTAAAGCTGAAATTTATTCAGAACACAAAATGCAATTGGCCGCTTACCGCCGTGGTTTTAATATGAATGTGGCCCGTTGTGCCAATGTATTTGTTGGTTACAAAATGGTTAACGGCAATCCATCGTTTACTGGGGTAAAAGTTGTAGAACACGATACCGATGACATAGACACTCATTGGTTAATGTTTACCAAGTTGCTAGAATTTTGGCAGTTAAAAAATAAGCATCATTAATAAAAAGGCGGTTAACTGGACGTTGAAGGATGCAACAATTTGGGGTTTTTTCCAGTTTCCACCCAATTAGTAACAGTTGCCAAATTCACGCCTTGTTGTATTTATGCTAAATATTGCTTTACAAGTAAAGATTACTTTAGTAAAGTCTTTGTTAGACAAGCCATTGACACTATTCAGCTTTATGGCCCGTAGGGATTTCAAACTAAAAAGACCTTGGCTTGTCGTTTAATTAAAGGATAAGAAAATGAAAAAAGTGATAAATGAAGTTTTAGTTGGAATTATGTTTGTTGGGTTTGTTTTTGTTCTTTTAATGATGGGTGGATGTTCTACACCTGGTACCGTTTATAACCAAGCACCAAGCCAGCAGTTGATTATTGATAAACAAGTTGCTAGTCTTACTAGAAATGAAGTTATCCACGGCGTTACTGAATGTGAAGGGGCTGGCCTACGTGCCCACGTAATCACCACTAAACGTTCAATTAATGGATTTACTGCGGATATTCCAGTAGAAGTTACTTGTATGCCAAAAAATAAATGGTAAAGGGGTAAATATGAACGAACATATTTGGACGGCCGCTGGTACTGATATAACGCTTCGTTGGCGTATTGCTGGTTGGGTGCCACCGTCAGAACTTCAAGAATATCGGGATAAATGGAAATACTATCAAAACCTTCCATTACGTAGCCTAGATGACCAGGCTAAAGAACAATATGAACAAGTCCTACGTAGGGCTAAAGTAGCGAGGATTAAATGATAGAACCACAAATGTATGAAATTAATATTGCTTTATGCCATGAAAAAGGCAATTTATCAGAAAACTTTTTTTATCAAAGATTTGATGACCATGCTTTTAATAAAGTTCGTGAAGTAATTAGAACGGTTAACGGATTTCCACCGGAAAAGAATTTTTGTTTTAACGCACCCCAAGTAACAATTGATATGCTAAATGGATGGACTAACGATGCACGGGCTTTAGCGGATCAAACTGGTGCTTCTTTAAATTGGGAATTGCTTAAAATTTTAAACGCTTGGATTTTGGAAAATACATGAAAAAGAAAACTGACGAAAGAGTATGGATTGAAAAGGATAAAAACATTTGTGATGATTGTTTTATCCAACGGTTTCCGGATTTTTCTTATGAAGGATCAACTGCGTTGGCAATATGGCGCATGGCCTGGGAACTGTCCAGGGAAACAAAAGAAAACGAAAAACCGCTAATTCAAACTATTTAGCTGGGTGGGCCTTGTTCATAGGCTCATTTTCATGTTTTTTAAGTTCACGTTTTAATTCAAACAATCCATTATGTAATTGAATCATTTCTTTATCTTCCCGTTTTTGGGTAGCTTTTGATTCAACTTCTTTTTCTTTACGCATTTTGTCCACCGAGTGCTTTAAGTGCTTCAATCATTTTAGATTTTCGGTCATCTAAACCCAATAAACCACCATTAATGCGTTTAGTCATTACTTCAAAACTATCTTTTGTGCCTTCATCAGCCAAGGCATTTAATCCTTTTTTGTTCCAAAACCAGCCAGCCGATAACACGGCGTAACGGGGTTCTTCTAAAAGATGGGGCTGGGCCACCAGGTCAACGCCTAAAGCTTCACCACAATGCGTATAGTTCTCTTTACCGGTACATTGAATTAATCCCCTTCCAATATAAGCGGCCGCTTCTTCAGGGGATTCATTTCCCATACGCCCAACATATACTTTGCTGGCTATCTTTTCAGGCTGACGTTCATATTGCATTGCAGTATCCATATCAGGAAACCGGCTTGGCCAGGTTGACATTAATGCTTTAGCTGAATAATTTAGATTTTCACGGGTAAATTTAAAGTTGCCGGATTCATGAAGGGTTTGGCCCAGGAAACACGCTTGACGTTGTGGGGTATTAATTTGGTATTTATCAAAAGTTTCGTTTAATGGGTCCAGCCATTGTTCGCCAAGGCCAAGGGCTTTTAATTGATCATTCGTCATTACTTTGTCCTATTTTCACGCCAGCTACCAAACCTATCATTGCGCCCACAATACTTTGAAAACTGGGGCCAACAATTTGAAATACTTTGTCATCATCTACATTTGGGTCAATAATGGCATAAACAAACATACCAATCATGGCAACAATTACGGCCACTAATGACCAAATTGCCACTTCTAAAATCTTATCCTTTGTTTCCATCATTAGTACCTTTTTTTGCCATAATCTTTTCTAAAGTTCTACCACCAAAGTATGCTGACATAATCAACATACCCCATTGCCCTAATAATTCTACATAAGCTTGCTTTACGTTAAGGTCAAAAGCGGATGACGTAGCAAATATAAAATACCCAGCCAAAATGGCTATAAGGGTCATAGGGCGTATATTTTTAGATAACCAGCTATCGCTACCTAAATCTGCTTTCCAACGGTCTGACACGTTGTTTTGCTCGTTCATATCAGCTTGCAATTCAGCCAAATGCCCGTCCTGGGCTAATTTTTGCAATTCTAGTTGTGCGGCGGCTTTAGCCGCTGGATCAGGAATTACTTTGTCTAGGATTTTAAGACCAGCACCAACAATATCGTCTATGCCAAACATATTAAAACCTTCCCATAATTAAAGTTGCCGCAAAAAGCCAAATAACTAATAACAAAATAATAATCCATATTATTCTTTCATCAATCACTTGATGCCCCATGTTAAATACCACGCAATTAAGGCGGCTAATGCAAAACAATAAAACTGTACCCTACGCACTTCTTTTAGATCGTGCTGGTATTCTTCATTAGCTTTGCGTTCCATGTTCTCAATGTCTAGCTTAATTTTTAATAATGCTTCCCACTCTTTTGCACCGTACTTCTTAACAAAGTCAATCTTTAGTTTTGCTTCCTGATCGCTAATTTGTTTCTTTTTGTTCCAATCTTCCAACGCTTTAATCAACGCCGTTTGCTTCTTATGTTC